CTTAGAAACGTATTGTAAATTTGTTTTTCAAATAAAGTCATTAATCATAGCAAATGGCGCCACTTATTTCTAGCCATTTCTTTTTTTATTTTTCTAAAAGCGCTAGGTTTATAAAACCTTCTCTTTAATCTTAATTCATCTAATATACCAGAATTTAAAACTTCACGGTTAAACTTATTATACATTTTATCAAAATAAGCTTTGTCAGTACATTTTTTTAAATCTAGTTTTACTTCTGCTTTTATTATGCTCATACTATTTTTTTATTGTGTTTAAGAACTTCATTATATACTTACTTTTATAAAGGCTAGAGTCAAACTGTAAAAAAAATTTTACTGCTGTAAAATCATTTTTCAAATCACAATATTTTATAAAAAAATCTCTTGCAGATTTTTCTTTTAAAAGAAAAATAAATACATTAGCTAGGTTTAATTTTTTAGTATGTATAAGTGTAATAAATGAACAGAACGATAAGAATAAATGATTTTGTTCAAAATCATTCATTTGTTCTGCAGGATCGAAGCTCTTCACTGTCATGGCTAATTAATGACAGTTTAATATAAATCCATCTAGGTCAATGATAATTTAGTTAATGTATTGATTGCAGAAGTGCTACTAGCTGTGTCGTTAAAATGCTCGTCTTCTGTAATAGTTAATGTAGTATAATCTATTCTCATACTGCAATGACCAAAATTAGGCCCGAATCGGTTTTTCATAAATCCCATCTTAATAACCCCAAGCTCTTTATCAGCATCTTCTTGCCAAATACTCAAAATAACGTCACCTGTCATTGCCAAACCCATACTTTCAGATATTGTCTTTAACCCGGGGTCAGTTATTTCATACCCTTCTCTATTTAACTGAGTTGCAGAAATAATTGGACAGTTAAACTGATACGACAAAGCTCTTAATTGTTCAGTGCATACTTTAATACGTTCATAGCTAGTATCACCAATAGTAGATAACAAAAGATTTACATAATCTAAAACTATAGCATCAATTTTAATACCTTTTTGAGTAAGTTTCTTAATAAATCCCTTTAAGTAGCTTACTGTAATAGAAGCTGGAGGGAACTCTTTAATAATAATTTTAGAAGAAGGGTTTTCTACACAATACTCTTTAATTTGATTTTTTAATGTTTCAGATTCTATCTTAAGTTGGCTTAGGGGTATCTTTGCTACACTAGAACAAAGTCGTTTTGCATATATCATCTCTGGCATTTCTAAAGAAATTAATAAAACAGTCTTGCTCTGGCTTGCAATATTAATAGCTACATTTCCTAAAAATATACTCTTGCCTATGTTCGTTTCACCTGCAAACAAATAGAGAGCTCTACCATCCTCCAGAAAGCCTCCTCCTATTTTATCATCAAGCCATTTCCATCTAGATGGAATATAATTTTCAACTGAGTTAAGGTCGTCTATAACCTTATCTATATCTAAATACAAATCTAAACCAGTATCGGTAGATAATGAGATGTTGCAGGCTTTTTCGAACTTTGAGAGGATTTTAGAAGTATCAACTGAACTCTTGTTAATATCATCTACTGTTTCCATCATAGTATGATAAACAGCTTTTTCTTTTAAGAATGTTTCGGTATTAGCAGTCAATTCATCTATATTAAAATTTTTATCTATACCATTAAACAGAGAAACTACGTTTTTAAAAGAATCTTTTAATTCTTGAGTAGTTAAGTACGCTTTTATCTCTGTTAAAGTTGGGCTAGTGTTTCTTTTAGAATAAAAATCAGATATAATTTCAAAAACGGGCTTAATATCTTTATTCTTAAAATAGGTCGGTTTAATAGAGTCAATAATAGAAGCTAGATATGTTTCATCTGTAAGACTTTTATAAGTTATAACTGTTTCAAAATAATCTAAATCAAGCTTCGACATAGTTGTATTATATATTATACTTTAAATAACACTACTATATTCAGATAGAAATTTCTCTTGACTAGATATAAAAATTTTATCATTTACATTTAATAGCCCGGGTGACGCATGCATAACCCAAATAGGCACTACACCAAGAGTAAGTTGTTTTTTATTAGCATCTATACAGCTTGCGATGTCATAATGATGAAAATTATAATTTTCATTGAAGCGCCATTTAACTGAATTTATTTTTCTTACATCTACAGAAAAAAATAGCCCGTCTAAAATTGTAACTCTGCTGGGTGTAGGTCCAAAATTAGTAATCATAATTTGTTCCTTACCGCAAGGATGTGATACGGCACCTCTTAAATTTCCGCCGCCAAACCCTCCGCACATTAAGTGCCATAATGAAGGCGCTTTTATTGTAGGGTTAATACCGCCTGCTAATCCAACAATATTAAAAGCAGAATGCGCTCTTTTAAGTTTTTCAACTATTCTCAAATCATCTAAAAAAATATCATCATGTACAAATACGACGTGATCGAACACCTTGTTGGAGTTTAAAAAGTTATTGTAACATACACTTAGCCCCTCTGTATTGTTTTCTTTAAATAAAAATGTAATGTCTTTATTTTCTAATAAAGGCTTAACACTCTTGTATATAAGTGTAGATTCTATTTTACATCTAGTTACTGAATAAATTGCTAGTTTCATGTAAAAAATGGTGAGTTTCTTTTAAATTTACCCACACAGGTTATACCTTCCTTAGTCAAGAGATACAACAAGCCTTCCTCAAGAGCTACATAGCCATCCTCTTTAAGAGATGAAAATGAATTGTTAAGAAAATCCGCATAGAGTGTGCTGCCAGATCTAGCTAAATAAACGTTGTTTGTTTGTTGATGAAATATCCATAACCCAAAAGTTCCTTGGAGGTTGGATAGTGTCTTGACGATTGCGGCTATTTCATCATTAATTTCCTTGTAATTAAATTCTATTAACGGCGCAATTACAGAAGAATCAACAACGTTGTAGTCTTTCTTACTAATTGATTTTTTAAGTTCTTTATCATTAGTTAAAATACCGTTGTGTGCGATTATCCAATCTCTGCATTGAAAGGGGTGTGTCGTATCTTTATTGTAGGCCCGTTGAGCAGATGTAGGTGCTTGTGTATGACCTAAATAATACTGAAAATCATTTATTTTTTTCTTTTTCTTTTCATATTCAATAATAAGTGAATTTGATAGTGGGGCTGTACCTTCACTCTTTAAAATAGCATGTAACCTATTGTCGACTAATAATCCACCATAAGAAAAAGTTCCTCTTTTCTTATTAGACTTATAGAGTTTTAGGTATGTTAAAAACTCTTTAGAACCAAATATGCCGCAAATAGTTATTACCTCCTAATTATTATAATAAAAAGAATAAATATTTCAACATGAATAAGGATTGTAAGTTTATTTATGAAGCCTATGCATCAAAAAGAAAAATTGTTTCTGAGGCACCGATTTATGCAGATGAGTTAGGATTTACAGGCGATATTGAAAAAGCACCAGGGGGTGGATATGGAATAGGCAAGGTTGCCGCTAGAGAAGGCTTGTCAAAAACAGAAATTGCTAATAAAATTTTACAGCTAGTTAAAACTAAGTTATTTAAGCCTGCATCACACACAGTAGAAGGTAAGGAATATCAATTATATTATCCTGGCAGCAAAATGAAATTTAGAACAGAATTAGAAAATTTAATTAAAAAAGAACTTAAATTAGGTGGTACAGAAGCAAAATATACAGCAAGAATAGTTGATAATTTGTTAAATGTTTTGAGAATTGATGTAGAGGGTGGAGCGGCTGCAAATCCTATTCAAGTTAAAAAAGCTGTTGTCGCAGGCGCACAGGGTCAATCTATTTCATCTGCAGAACTAGCAGGTCCAAAGGCTGCCCCAGTAGCTGCAGCTGCCAATACTTATGTAAAGGCATTTGCAAAATTTATTCCTGAATTTGCTAAAATTTACGCCGAACTTCCTGATGAAGTAACTATTGAACCAGGTGAAGATTTTTATGACTCTAAAGAATTTAAGCAAGAAGTTGTAGATGTTATAACAAAAGTATATGATGAAAATAGAGCTAAAGATAAAGAATATGTAATTGATTTTATCGATTCTGTGAAGTACAAGAATGGTTATGTGCCTTCTTCAGAAGCTAAAGCGAAAGAAGGTGAAGGAACGGGAGAACAGCCAACTATAGATGAATACCCAGAAGACGATGATGTAACTAGTGAATTGAGATCGATGGGGGCTATAGGCAGTCGCCGAGGATATGATCCAGGTGGGTTTAGTTTTAACGATTAAACAAACTTTTTAAGTTTTTGAAAATATTGCTCCCAAGGATATAACTTAGGCTCTTTTTTAAGCTGTACACGCCCTAAATGATGATCGTTAAACATATATTTTTTTTCACGGTACTTAACGTTAAACGAGCTATACTTTTCAGGTGTACCTACTGTGTCTACTAAATCCAACTTAATGCTAGATACTAAATGCTTTAAATTTTTAATTTTAAAGGAAGGAACTTTTTTGTTCATGTAACGGACATATCTTGAATACATATCGTTATCTTCCTCTCCAAAGCCCAAAAACCTTTCATCAAAGTAATTTATTCTATAAGCGAAGCTTTTTTTAATTAAAAAATGGGAAAATTCATTATTGAATAAAATTAAATCGTTTAGTTTTTTTAAAGCTTCTTCAACATCTACAAAAATATTACCAGTAAAATTAATATCGTCATTTAAAATTAACACATTATCTGTTTTAGAATGAATTATTATTGTATTCCATAATTTTGCACAGCCTCTCATTTCAGAAAAATAAATAGGAAGAATTTTTTTAAAACTGCTGAAAAGGTTTAATGATTCGATTCTGTAAGTTTCATCGAAATCACTATTGTTAGGACCATTAACTACAACAATGATCTCTGTTTCAGTATATTCTCTTATTTTAGTTATAAAATTTTTAAACTGCGTAAATCTTCGATCGAACGTAGTTATACCTATAGTATAGGGTATAAGGCTCATAGTGGTTTACAATTGTATTTTATCCAGGGAATATCTGTCCTTTTGTATTTTACAGGATCTATAAACCCAACTTCTAAAAAACCTTGAATGCGCAATGAGCATGCAGTACACTCACCGCATGCGAGCTCTTCGCCCTCGTAGCATGTCCATGTACGCTCAAAATTTACACCTAGTTTAACACCTAATTTTATAATTTCTGCTTTAGATTTATCAATTAATGGTGCTTGTATTGTAATTTTATTTCTACGGTTAAGAGCTGAGACTTTATTAATCTTCTCTAAAAATTCCTCACTACCATCCCAAAACCCTGCAACGCTATCGGCTTGTGCAGCTCCATGAAAAACAGTGCTAGCCCCTGCATTCTCCGCTATCGCCAAAGATATACTAAGAAGCATTAGGTTTCTGTAGGGTACGTAGTTTACCGTCTGTGGATCACCCATTACATCCTTGGCCTTAGCCACAGCAATCTTACTGTTAAGGAGTGAAGAAACTTGACAAACATCCTTTAAAAATGGTAAATTTATCCATCTATATTCAACAGGCATGTCTAGCGATTCAACCTGGGAAGCAGCGCAGTCTAACTCCTTATCCTTGTGTTTTTGGCCGTAATTATAACTTATCGCTACAATCTCATCATAATGGCTCGCAGCTAAATGTAACAGTACAGTACTGTCCATTCCCCCTGAAATAGGGACTACAGCTTTACTCGACGGGTTCTTCTTCGCCTTGCGCTTCATTTACGTTATATTTGTATTCTTCAGCCAAGCGCTTGTCGAGTTCAGGGATAATGAATTCCTCGTAGAAAGCGGGATCCTTTGCAAAAGTCTTTGCATAACCTAGTTTATCGCCTTTTTTATACTTACCACTTGTAACTCCTACTGTATAGGTAGCACCATTTTGTTCAACGATACCTCTCACTGCTGCCATACCAAGCAAACCGCTATACTTGTTTAGTCCGGTCCTAAAAGAAAGATAAATTTCTGTCTCTAGAAACGGGGGAAGGAAACGATTCTTTACAGTTAATGCACGAAGCGTTGTACCGCTATATTTGTTTGCTTCAGCAAGTTTCTTATCCTCTGCAACCATGGAATCGCCTTCACCTTCCTTCTCATGACGCTTGGCAAGCTGTACTAGAATACTTGCCATATACACAGGGCCTGAACCGCCTGCCTGATTCTTTACAAGACTGGGGAACATCGCAGCTGGATCATCGTAAGTATGATTCGTAAAGAGAATTGTCACACCAGCTTTAGCTGCTTTAAAGGTGAGAGTACGGAACATGCTCTTTAGAGACTTTGCTCTAAGACCCATATCAGAGGCAGATTTGTCCTTAGCAACGTCATCTAACTCTTTTTGCGAAGCTAAGTTACCAAGACTATCGATACTAATAATAAACTTACCTTTTACATTGTTTTCAATAACACTATCAAGAAAAGCACTAATCTGATTGCGACACTGATCAATAGTATCTACAGGTACGTATTTGGTGTTTTCCGGATCTAGCCCGACACCTTTAATGCTGTTTTCGTCGATTGCAATTTCGGTATCAAATATGACTGGGGTAAGACCTTTCTTCTGCGCGGTAGCTAGAATCTTATTTACAATAAATGTCTTACCAGTTTGACTTGGTCCAGAAAAACCAGTTATTCTCCCCTTAGGAACACCACCACCGCGGCAACTCCCGCCGAGTATAGCGTTAAGAGCATAGCATCCTGTATCAAACCATTCATCAACTTTACTAAGTGCATTTTCGTTTAAAAAAGAAGCTTCACTGTTTAGCTTATCTAAGGAAGCGAATATTTTAATAAGGTCTTTACTCATACTCCTATTATAAAGAAAGTAAAATTAAAAACAACTAATATTATTCGTCAAACAACTTAATTACTTTTTCGTTTGATCCGCCCGAACCGGGTTGAATAATAGGTGAAGCAGAAAACAACCTCACGTATTGATCTACTAATCTAGGATCGTTATCCACGTCTACACCTATGACAATATTAGAAAGATTAAATTTCCATACAGTTCCATCTTGTCGCGACTTTTCGCCAACAAATTCTCTAAAATAAAGAGGAATAGTTTGAACATTAAGCTGTCCTTGCTGTGTAGGCTGTACATGAATAATTGCAGGATTCTTAACGGTTAGATGATTTTTATCAATATCGACTTCCGTTGCTAAAATTGTTCTGCCTATATGATCAATAAAAGTAATAAGTTTTAAGTCGCTCATAAAAATATATTATATTATATGAAGTAAAAATCAACTATTAAACAGCTAATAAATCAAATAGATCTGTTTGAACCTGACTACCGGGAGATTTTAACTTCCAATTTACAGCTTCATAAAATCTCTCTATTACTGAAAAAATAATCTTTTCAAACATTAACTCGTGGTCGGGTTCAAAAGTACTACTAAATTCTTTTGGAAAAGCGTATTTGTATCCGATAGTAGATAAACCGAATTTGTTTGGTTGACGCGCATAAAAATAGCGAACTTTATCGCCAGAAGCAATCTTTTCATACTTTTTACCGGTATTGAATCTATCTAATAAAATATTATAAAAGTAAGCTGCTTTTACATGAATAGGCATATGTTTAACTGTTTTAAACCCATCACATTGTGATGCATACTTTTCATAACCTTTAATACCCATTACGAAAGCTATATCTTCTAGTGGTAATTTCTTAAAAATATCGTATGTTTCATTAAAAATTTTATTTGTTTCGCTTAAATCGCGGGTTAACAACATCGTCTCAATAATTTTCTTTACGTATGGTTTAATAGGGGTAGGCATGGTTGTTCTTACTACTTCTACTCCTGTATATTTAAACTTATCGCAAGGTATGCCTTCTTCGTCTAAAACATGTAAAACGTATCGCTTTTTTTGTAAAAAAAGACCTGCATCAGCTATGGCTTCTCTTTTAAATACAAACCTACAATCTTTGGACCCTAGTGCTTGAGCTCCCCAAGCTTTAATTTTTTCGTTCAAGTAATCTTCTATATCTTGAACCTGCTTATAGTACTCTTGAGTTATTTTACCTCTATTACTAAACAATTTAAGATCTAATTTTTTTACTAGATGTTTTATAGAAATATAAGAACTATCTGTGTCATTATATATAATAGGACTATCTTTAATAAGAGCTTCATCAGATAATCCGGCTTTTTCTTTTATATATTCCTCTAATAGTCTATTAGACTCTTTAATTACTGCTTGACCAGTTAGGGTAATTGACTCTGCCAGCTCATCATCACCTAACGGACTATGCTTGTTACCGAAATAGCCGTAAATAGTATTAATTAAAATCTTAATAGTGTGCTGCGTTATGCTTAAGTTATCTATCTCATGCTTAAAATTTTCAGATTCTTTTTCTGTAATTTCAGATTTTTTTCTTTTTAGTATTGTTAATTTTTTCTTAATTTCTACACGCTTCTTATAATAGTGATCTACTATAGAAGGTATAATCCCTTTTTCTTTTTGCGTAAAAAGAACTTTAGCTTTTGAAATTGCAATTTCTTCTTTTTTTATAAAATCAACAAAATGACTATGCGATAATGTAAAAGTCTGGCCGTTAACGTGTTTAATCACAATTTCTTTATCGTTTTTATCTACTATACTACCTACTTTTGTTTCGGGTGATAGATTTAATGTAATCATCACGTTAGGGTATAGACTGTTAGCGTCGAAAGATACAATATGCTCTTGAAACCCCTTCTGTGGATCGGCAACGTAAGCACCCGCATTCTGCTCGTCGCTAAAAGTTGTTTTGTTAAAAGTAGGAATGCGTTGATTTTTGCTTCGCGCTTTGATTGCGCATAGACCGGTTATTACAGATAAAGAACCTAATGCTCCTTCAAAAGTAGTTAGACCAGCGTATGCAATCATTCTAAGTAGCTCAAGATATTGCAGTTTTTGTTCTAGTCTAACCAACAAATTAACGTCCTGTATATTATATTCAACAAACATCTCCCAATTATCATCAGCTAAACTAGTTAAGTTAGTATCTCCATAATCAATCTTATTCTCACTCAGTTCGATTTCCCCAATAGAATCTAATTTGTATGACTCGCGAAGTACTGGGCAAAAGCGTTTGTATATGTCAAGATAATCAACGCAAGAAATGCCTTCAATATGCCAATGAACTTGCTCGCGACCAAATCTGCCAGTAAATTGAATAGGTCTTATGTAGCCTACTGGTGATAATTTTTTTGTCTCATCTTCACCTAGCACCTTAGTTATTCTATTTATAATGTAGGGTACATCAAAAAACTCGCTATTCCATCCTGATAATATATCAGGGTAATCAGAGGTAAAGTAGCTTATAAATTTATTAAGTAAATCTTTTTCAGTCTTACAGTAAATGTAAGTATGTTTTTCTTTTTTATTATAATAAGGCTTTAATCCCCATGTTATAAAATGTTTGCGAAGAGTATCATAAACAGTAATAATGTTAATTGTATGTTGCGGGTCGTCCGGTTTAGGAAACTCATCCGGACTGTATGTCTCAATATCAATAAATAAAACTCTTATTGAATGTTTATTAAAATCGACATCCTCATTTTTTTCCCAAAATGCGTCAATTAAATATTGCTGTTGAATATTTATATTTTCAAAAACTCTAGTAATTTTATTATCTTTTAAATATCTTGCACGTTCGGCTTGATTTTTAAATTTCTTTCTCTTTAAAGGCGTGTTAAAAATACTTTTACAGTCGCTGTGATTATTTGTCTCAAGAAAAATATAAGGTTCAAATGTAGTATCACAATGAATGCGCTTACCAGTATCGTCCCAGGTAAATAAACGCATTAATTGATCTTTTGGCAAATAAGCTACATTTCTATACACAATTATATTATAGTAGAAAAACTAGAAAGTACAATTAAAAATGGAAAACTAATTTAATTAAAACAATTGTAGAGCATATTGCGGCGACTAAGCTAGTAAACGTTCTCAGAAGCTCTAGTTTATGATTATGTTTATCAACCCAAATCTCCACATGATCTCTAAGTCTGCCTTCTTCTTCTAACTTTCTTATTTTTTTTTTGGACAGCTTTCTCATTTTTTGTAAATAAAAAGTAATTTATTATAACAGCATAATTCAGCCTTTACAACTCCAAACTCGCTTAGTTTTTTAGTATTTTGTTCATTAAAAAAATAATTTACTGTTTTATATCCTCCCTCGGCTTGAAGATCTTCAATTGCATATATTCCGTTTTTATTAAGTTTTGGAAATAATTTATTAAAGCATAAAAGATGGTGTTCATGTACATGGCTTCCGTCGTCAATAACTATATCAAAAGGTTCGTTATTAAAATCTATCACCTTTTGTATATCTTCTTCTTTAGATGTATCGCCTTGAAATATTACTGTTCTATCAAAATCGAAAGAACACGCTTCTTTATCTAACCCGTAAACTGTAGCGTTATTAAAATATTCAGTTAGAACCTTTAGAGATGCTCCTGGAAAATCAGGATCAGCTATACCAATTTCAAGAATTTTTAGCTTCTTCTCTTTTAAATCTTTAAAAGCATCATCATAAAAAAACGAATATCCGTGACGCTCTCTAACAGAAGTTCCTTTATCTGTTCCGTATTTAATGCATAAATCATTAAAAGTCATATTTAAATACCATTTATAGCATTAATAAGCTTTCTATTTGAGTCGCCGTAAGGGTACGTATATAACTCAAAATATTTTTGTAAATTATCACCGTTTTCTAGCCAGCGCGATTCTGCTACTTTTCTATATTTTGCTGATTGATTCATATATCTTCCCTTTTTTGAAAGAGCCTCTTCTATTTGATTTATCATTTCTTGCCCCGTCTTAAATTTAATAGGAGCATCTTCGTATGTGCATAAATCTTGACAAGCTATCGGTAGCCCGTAACAGCAAGCCTCAATAAATTTTAAATCGCTTTTAGCCCTATTAAAAATATTATCTTGTAAAGGTGCAACAAGCATATTAATATTTAAATTGTAAATCTTTTCAGGATAATCATACAAATGCTGCCATTGATGAAATTCTAGATCACCGTTAGCAACATAAGGCTGTAATGGCAAAGGAAACGCACCTA